TCGACGAAGGGCGGACCGCTCGAGGTTGGCAACGTATCGACGCGCGCTTTCAAGCCGCTGCTCGACAAAGCCGCTCTCCCAGATACAACGAGGCTCTACGATCTCCGTCACACGTACGTGACGCTGTCGCTCGCCGCCGGCGTTCCGGTGAAGACAGTTTCAGAGTGGGCGGGCCACGCTTCGGTCGCGTTCACGCTCGACACTTACGCCCACCTGATACCCTCGATGGTCGCCGCCGGCGCGCGGCAGGTCGAGCAGATGTTCAACGGCATTCTTGGGGGACGCTTGGGGGACCGTGCCGAGAAGCGCAGTGGAAAGAAGGGAAAGCGCGGAACGGGCGTACTCGAATTTCCGAATAAATCGGGGTGATGCGGAAGTCGCGGAAGGGGCGGGAGGATTCGCCGGGATGCCTTCACGGATTTGTAATCAGAGGGTCATCAGTTCGAGTCTGATCACCGGCTCCATAGAATCAACGATTTATGGGTAGGCGTCGGGTGGGCCGGGGGACGATTTGGGGGACACCGCGAGAGGTTGGTGTTATAATCCAGCCCGCGATGGGCTACAAAGATCCAGACAAGGCTCGGGAGTATGCGAGAAAGTGGGTACGCCGAAGACGCGACGAGTGGCTTGAGCAGAACGGTCCCTGTCGCCAATGCGGATCGCCCGATGACTTACAGATTGACCATGTTGATCCCGAGAAAAAGGTCAGTCACCGTGTATTTAGCTGGAGCGAGGCTCGCCGGCTAGAGGAACTCGCGAAGTGCCAAGTTCTTTGTGGGCCTTGCCATAAGGAGAAGACGCGTAAGTATCGGCTCTCGAATGCGCGGGGAGATCACGGGAGCCGGCCTATGTATGACCGAGGCTGCCGGTGTGAGCAATGCCACCAGGTTCCTAAGCGGCGCTGGTCAGCCTGGAAAGAGCAAGCCGTCTACGCTCGTTAATCTCCCTTGAAAAAGGGGACGGTCACCCGTCCCCGCGTTCTCACACAGAGAACCCCCGTTTTGCGTAGCGTTCTCTTCTAGACTTTCTTTGCAGTCGCCATAGAGAGTACCGCTCCTTCGATCAAGATGCGCCCGACCAATCCCCGGGCGAGTGGGAATCTCTACTCGTCGTCCAGATTCGCCGCATTCAGCACGTCCCGAGCCTCGCGTGCTGCTTCCCGATACTTCTGAGCACCAGGCGATGAGAGTAGCTCTGCCAGCGCTGGTCCGAGAAGCGGCAATGCGATCTTGACCATTCCCAGAATCACAGAACCGACCTTGGTTTTCGAAGTGGCCAGCTTCGTCTTAGCCGCCGCTACCGTTGGATGTAGTTCTGACATTTGTTTCACCTTTCCCTTTGATTTCGAAATCCGAAATTTATTTCCAGAGACGCCTTCAGCGGCTACCGCACTTAGGCCGCCGTCTACTTCTTCCCCGGCGCTTCGTGCGGATGGGTGCGGTTGAATTCCTTCTGCTCCTTTCGAGAGACCGTGCCGGAATGATCCGCATCGGCCGGATCGAACTGCTTCTCCGGATTCTTCGGCGATGGGGGCTCCGGAAGCGGTGCCGTTTTCCCGGGGTCGTTCCCGGTATCGACCGGGACGTCCTGAGTGACCTCCTCGACAACCGGCGCGTGTTCGGCATCCGGCGCACCAGCCATTGCGAACGTTGGTTCCTCGTTGGCAAAACAGAATAGGCTCGGCTTCGCTCCACCGACGCGGGTCTGCTTGGTGGACTGATGATGAAAGCCCTGTCCGAGGTACTTCGTGGCCGGCACGTCCTTGCTCTTGTCGCCTCCCATCGTATTGAGCACGCCTTGGTCAACCGTGATAAAGACGATTACTTCGCCGCCATCGCCCGTGCCGATTTCCGAAATGCGACCACAAAGCAGGTGGCTGATCTCTTCGACAAGAACGGCCTCGCCGCGGTAAAAAACGCGGCCGCTTGGTGTTATTCCTGAATTCTGAAAAGACATCTGACTACTCCTTTTGATTGGTTTGAGAACGTGCTTCTCGAAAAGCACAGTGCAGGTCAACGCATCTCTGACAGGGAACCCCGTCGGGCCTTCGTCTAACCCACCAGCGTTTGAGCGCTTCCCGCATACCAATCTCGCCGCTTGCGACTTGATCCAGCAGGCCGCGCAACTCCTCTAAGCGGGATTCTTGGTTGGGGATTCCCATCCATCACTCTTCCGTCGATGCGGCCAGCGCTTCTTCGATCTTCGTCTTTGTGGCGTCTCCGATGCCTGGAATCTTGACCTCGTCGGCGAGGGCCTTTCGAAGCTGGCCATAGGTGTGGATGCCGAATGCGTCAAGCGCCGCGTGTCCCGGGAAGTCATCAGGGAGCTTGCCCTTTGGCTGCGCGGGCTCAGGCTCAGGCTCAGCCGGCTCCGTCGACGAAGGCGCGCTATCCTCTGCTGCGGTCTGACCCCCTTCGCCGTCCGAGAGGAGCGCGCCCTCCGTTTCGGCCTGGCCTGACTCCGTCCGAGGCTGGTTGGGCTTATCGACGTTTGCGCGAGGGCCCCGAAACGCGGTCTCTTCAGGCGCAAACCCGCCGGTGCCTACTTCGATAGACGCTGGAATCGACGCGATCCGGCCACCCGATAGCTCAAACTCGACACGTCCGGCGCTCCCTCCGTCGTTAACGACTCTGACATCCAAAACGCGCTCGCTGATCTCGCTCATAGGAACCTCCGTGGCTTTCAAAATTGGGGCAAGCGCGGAAGCTCGCCCCCAGATTAGGGTATGAGTTGAAGTGTCCCTTCAGGCGCTAGTAAATCACAATGACCTGTCAGGGTCAATCACAAAGCAGTCTCACCGTCAAGCATTTCGCTTCACACTAGGCGCGCTCCGTGCTAGACTCGCGCGAAAGATGTATGAGATGAATCAAAATCCACAGGATCCGGCGGCAATGCCGGGAGAAGATCAGGGCGCGGAACAAGAGCCGGTCTCTCTTACTACTCAGATACGCCTATCGAAGCGAGAGCTGCAAAAGATTCAATCTCAGATCGAAAGCGATCGACGCGCGGCCGAGAGTGATCACGACAAGCGACAGCGGCGCAATCGAATGCGCGAAGAGATGTGGCGCAGCAAGATTGGGCTCCTTACTTCCACGCCGGACGAGTCGAACTTCAATACCCAGGTTGCCGCGTCGATTTGTATGGCCAAGCACGCTCGAGAAATCGAAGCCGTGTTCGGGGGCCAGGCCGTCATTGAAGCCGTGCCTACCGCGCCGAGCGATCGCGAGAGCGTTGATAAGGTTGGCGTGGCGCTCACTTGGAAAGTCTTCGAGTCGATGGACTGCGAGCGAGACATCGCGCTCTTGATGCTCAATCGTCTGAAGTTCGGGATTGCGCACGCGTATGTACCCTGGTCAGTCGACCGCTACAGTAAGTTTGTTCGAGATCCACAGACCGGCAAGGGCCAGGTCGAGCGGGTGGTCTACCGCGAGGGGCCTGCGGTTCAGGTTCTCGACGAGGACAACATCCTCACGCCGGCAGAGCGTGGCGCAAAGAATCCCGACGACTTCAGTTGGATAATGATCCGTTCGTTCGAGACTCCGGCGCAGCTCCTACAGGGCGAGCAGGAGAGCGATCTTTACTACGGCGTCCAGGCGAACTGGGACAAGATTCTCAAAGCCTCACGCCAGGGGATCAACCTCGACAGCACGAGCGACGGGATTGCCCTTGAACGCTCCAGGGCAGAAGGGCGTCAGGTCCAAGATGCGGTGTCAGTCCGCGAAGGGCTGGAAGTCTGGCGCTGGTTTGCGAAGTGGAGACTGCCGATTGAAGGGATGGACGAGGGAGCCGGCGACGATTCAGATTTGATGGACGATGACAACCTCGCTCCGAGCCGAATCAAGTATCAGACCGACGGCGATCTGATCAGCGACGAACCGCAGTCAGTCCCCGGAGGCTTCCGCGACGCGGACGGCACCTGGCGCGAGATGGAAGAGACCGACATTCAGGTCAGCTATCTTCCAGCGCTTGGCAGGGATGGAATTATCGGCGTCCAGCGGCTTGATGAACTGTATCCCGACACGCCCAAGAAGAGGCCGATACTGCGTTTCGCGCTCGTGCACGACGGCAGCTATTACCCGCCGGGGATAATGGAACTGATCGAGGAAGTCCAGGCGGAAATAAACGCGCTCGTGAACCGGACTATCGAAGCGGTTGATATGAGCATTGGCCCGCCAATCTTCGGACGTCCAGAACTGGCGCATATGCTTCAGAAGTTCAAGTACGGCGCCTTCGACTTCATCCCGACGAACGATCCGCAGGGCATTAACATAATGCAGGTCCGGCCTAACCTTGAAGCCTTCACAGTCTTGCTTGAGTTCTTCAAGTCGATCCGGGAAGAGCGCAGCGGCATCAACGATATGACGATGGGGCGGACCATCGACAGGCCGAACGCGCCTAAGACTCTCGGCGGCCAGCGGCTGCTGATGGGTGCAAGCGACGTACGCGGCAACCTCGATATGCACACGCTTAATCTGGACTTCACGGACTTGCTCAATTGGATTTGGGCGCTGTGGACGATGAACGGTTCAGATGACGAATTCTTCCGCGTGAGTGAAGAACACGCGGCACGTGGAACATTTTCGAAGGGCGTCAAGGATGGGTTCGCGACACTCACCCCGAGAGAACGCAACGGGAAATACGACTTCGGTCTGAAGTTCTCGGACGATGTTCAGGTGAAGG